GATGGTTGACTGAGCCAAACAGAACTCTCTGGAGAGGCTTTCCAATACATCATCGTAGCGGATTCTCCTGTCGTTGTGAAGTTCATTGAAGCGGCTGCGAATGCGCTCGGTGCGAGCCTCATGGTTGCGCTTGCGCGTGGCCATCATTTTGGTAATCCTTGACTGGGTTGCCTGCATTGGCAACAAAATAATAAAATTTTACGCAGAAGATATTAACAGTGATGACGAAAGTCTTCATTTTCGATGATGGTGATCATGGCAATGGTACACGAATTATCATAGAAGAAAGATCAATTGGCTTGCCAGTCAGGTGAGTGTAAACGGCAAGGCTCGCATGGTCATACATCACACAGCGGAAGCGTTGTTTCGTCACCATCAATCCATTAAGCATGTGTGGTGGTGTTATGCCTTTGCGTGCGATGGTACCGATAATACGTTGATCATTTGCTGTGCTGGCAAGCGATGCGAACTCAGGCAAGTAGCTGATCTTGCTGCTCCAGTTCAAAAGGGACTTGAAAATTTTGTCCATGATAACAGCATGATCGGTGGCATTTACTTTCTCGATACGTTTGTCATTCTCATAAACGTTTTGAGTGACCAGGTGAGCCGTCCACTCTACATCTGCCATCTGTATGCCATAGCCCAACTGCTCTGTATCAATCTCAGGAAACTCAATGTAAAATCCCGGCTCCGCTGTCATGAATCCAGCTTGCTTTTTGTTGGGATCATATTGATGCAGAAACCAATCGATCTCCTTCAATTCAGGAACATCGGTTGTGATTTTCTTTTTTAAAATTTGGTAGGGATAGGTATACATATCATCCGAATATTTTATCTAACTCATCATCCATAAACTTATCCATTGCTTCGTCAAGCTCCGAGTTGCTTTCTCCTGGTATCGGCATGAACTGACGTTGTGGCATCTGAAAGCCTGCTCCCTTGCCTGCCTTCAATCCTTCATTGTGTACTTGCGAGTATGGTGTATCGCTACCAATGACAACTTCACTGCCTCGTCTTTCTGCTATGGTGGAACTGATCAATCGCCCGCTCTTCACCAGTAGTGCCCTCCGGCCCTCACGTTCTTTTCCGGGCTGCTCTTCCTTCTTGCGGCCTTTCCATTTGCTGGTACCTTTTTCCTCATACTGTTCCTGTTGAAAACTTTTGTCAACGATATCCTGCGCTCGCTGCTCAGTATGCACAGGGAGTTTATTGGCAATCAAATCCTTGAGACGTTGCGAAGCATTGTTCATGTCGTTGCCTAAAGTTTGTCCAGTTGCAATGTTGATGATTGGCATAACCTATGGTTTAATAAATTTGCGTTCCCACTCAGCTTGCATTTGCGCGGCCATCTCCCTGATCTTCTCTGCCTGGTCTGCACCAATCTCTTTGATAAATGGATGAGCATCTGTGAAGACTTTTCCCGTGATGCCTACGTTGTTCAAAAACATTTCTTTCACTTCGGGCAATCCTTGCGGCTGCACATCGGCTGTGTCGTCACTTCTCCACCGGGTGTAACATCTGCAATTCCATCCATTGGGTGGATAGTAGTTGTTCCAGAACTGGTTAATGCTTCCATCTGGATTTTTAATGGACAAAACGGTTCCATCGAGCAGCCGGTGAGTGTCTCTTACGCGACCATCACGCTGCGTGTAGTAGATCAGCTTGCCACCCTTCTCCACCAGCTTGTTCCAGTTCTCTGCGGCACGGCCTGCCGCAGTTGCGTAATTGTACTCGGCCTGCAAGAAGTTCTTGTTATACTTTTCATTAATGGCCAACGCATGCTTTTTAAATTCGGAGAACGACTGTTGTTTCCCATTGGTATCCGTCAGCTCCTGTACCAACTCAATGATGTTGATGTGATTCTTGAAAGCTGCAAACACATTCACATTACTGTGCAATTCAATGATGAGCTTTTGTGCTCTGCTGTACGTTGCCGTAGGATCAATTCCATATCCCTCGGCCACGGCCTTCCAAATGATGTCAGTAGTTGCCTGCCATGTCTCCGGGTCCAGTTCTCCGGCTTCGAGCAATCTGTTGTAAACTTTATCTGTAACACTAGCATAAAGAGCACTTAAATCGGGTTCACCTTCCTTCGCTGAAGCTTCGAAAGGCTCGTGATCACATCCATCGTGATAGAGCGCAACAACACCTTCGTTTATCTGAAGAAGCCTTGCGCTAGCTGCTTTTTTTTGCCGCTTCCTCCTGTGCGTTTCTTTTTATTAGCGTCTTCTTCATCTTGCATATCAGGATCATCGCCACCATCCTTATCAATATCGATGTAGCGGAACTCGCGGTCTTTCAAATCATATCCTTTTTCAATCAGGAATGGAAACAGAACAAAGTTATTCCAATACGTTTCGCTGCGCTTGTTGGATTCAATGAAATCATCCTGTGTGTGCTCGTGCACCTCAGCTGATCCGGCAAAGGCTTTCACATCGCTGGTACCAGTTTGCCCGTTGATGGTTTTTGAAATCATCTCATCACAATACTTGGCTTTGTCCAGATAAACCAAGTGGCCCTTTCCGGTTGATGATTTCGATTCAATAATTTGAACTTCGTCCTGGTCATCCAGTATCACCCACAAGTTTGATCCGAAGTTGCTGGCCATCTGCTCTAACCTCGCAATCTCTTTCTTGTCCTTACTCGCTGATTTTATTGCAAGTATTGGCATGCCAAATTTCTCACTGGCCCTGCTCCAATCAGAGCGACTGTACTTTTTCCAAATCACTTCCTTTGTAACTATGACCAGCAAGCCGAGATCAAGTGGATCTCCCGCCTCCAGCAACCACTTGTTAAAAGGTGGCTCGCGAAATGGAATTCCCTCCGTATCGGTTGGCTCAATTAAAATCTCGCCAGTCTCCTGACGAACGTGTTCACGCGGAAATAATTTAACATCGGAGAATTCATTCTTGCCGCTTTCCTCGTTGTATTTCAACTGACCGAATTCAATCAGCGAATGCCCATACAATCGAGCTTCATGAAAATACGTTCTACACTTTTCAAACCATGGACGGGTTAACAGTTGAGTTGCTTCCTCATCAATGTCTTCGGTACCTTTTTTGAACACACCAAATGGTGAGCCGATTGTCTTGTTCATGTTGGTAGCAATCTGGCTGCGCGTATGTGGTTCACGCACTGCCTGACGATACATTTCCAGCAGCCTGTAACGCTGCGGCATTTGAGGATTCTCCGCGAGTAGAATAGCGTTGAGTAATTCGTCCTGCTGCATGTCGGCAATGAATTGCCTGCGCTGGCTGATATCAAAGCTTAATCGCTTGGTGTCATTGCCTTTTAAATATTTGCGCACAACCTCATTGCTTGATTTCGCAAACGGATTGAGTTTTGAAAACACTTCTGGTAATCGTAAGCCGAACTCCATATAATTGATTTTTAAGGATTGAACTTGTTGTATGTTGGAAGTGAGTGGTCACCATGTGTTCTGGCTGGCTGGCTTCCCCATCTTGTTTTTGTAACAGGCTCGGTGGTTCCGTCCACAGCCTGCTCAGTGAGCCTGGTCAGCGTGCTGTTCTTCTTACCATCGCTCAATTCATTCATAGCGGCCATTGCTTCATCATAGTTTTTAATGATGCGCTCCGGTACCATCGCATCTGGTATGCGCTCATAGATGTAATACATCACCAGACACTTCACCCAGCGCAACAAAGCCTTGTTCCGGTTGTTTCCTGTTTTGCCGAACTCAAGATTCATATCGAAGCTGCCTGCCAGCATTTCCAGTATTACACCAATGGCCTCGTCCTCCGCTGCATCGAGCAGTGTGTCTGTTGCTTCTGTGATCTGATCCAGTTTGTAGGTCTTGATCTGGTATTGATAATCTGCCTTGGTAATGAAATCGGTTAGTGCCATGTTGAAAAAGTTAAATAGTTATCCTGCTCTTTCGCTGGAGCGTTTATACACACCCATGCGGTGATGATTTTCATCACTTCCCTTGCGTTTCTTTGTGCGACTGAGAATAGTAATCCCTCCTTCGCATGCATCAGGCCCATCATCGTGACCGTTTGGAAATGCAAGGAACTGATCGCGTAGCGTGATCATGTCGGTATCTTTCTGAAGCTCTTCATTGAAGAGCAGGAGGCCACGCTCTGACAATGGCGACAAGTCTTCAATACGACCAAACTTATCTGCTTTCGCACGCTTGTCACCACGCAGCCTCAACACTACATCATCGTAGTTCTCGGCTTCGGCATCATACTCGTCCATGTATAATTCCTCTTGGAGAAAGTTTGCTTCAATCCAATGCTGACAATTTACTTCCTGCCTGTTGGTGTGGATGCCATTGAGTTTGATCTTGCCCTTGATTGCCTCATCAAGCATGTAGTGAGCCGATACCATTGCGGCACGGCTGGCCTGCCTCACCCATGCCCAAATGAAATGATAGTACACACCTTTACGACCGATCAACACGATGGCCTTGAAGTCATTCTTACGAGCACCTTTGTAACTCGGATCATTATAACTGAGCAATGCATCGTAGTGATCCAGTGGCAGGCACTTGCCCCACGGTAGATGTTCTTCCTTGAATACGTCACCGTCTTCAATATGCTCGTGATACATTTGCCGCATGCTATTGCGATAGCCCATTTCACCCAAGCGTCTGGCAATGTCTTCTTTGGTATAGCGTTCCTTCCATGCAGGCACGCCACCATTTTCCAGCATCAATTTTTTATGAGTGCGCGGATTCTCCGTTGCATATACCTTGATGTGAACTAATCCCTTACGGATAGGATCGCCTTCTTTCACATCGCCAACGAAGTGCGCAGTAAGATCATTCTTTGCCGTGCGGTTGTTTGCGAACACCAGGCGTTTGCCCTTGATGCTCAAACAGCCGAGGAACTCACCGAGTATCCAATCCAAGTCTTCCTTAACAAGCAATTGGTTCTTGGCTTTCTTTTTACTCGATGCGTCATCAATAGCTCCGTAGTTTGGTCTGCGCTGTGCGTTACGAACACCAGCTGGGTTCTGGCCAATACCGAATGACCAGAAGCCGATACCATCCGCAGTAATAAAATGGCCTTCGCTCCAGTTGCCATTCATTCGCTGCTCACCAAAGTCTGCTATGTAGTTGCTGTTGCTTATAAGCTCGGCTTGTAAGTCGCCCAGCAGCTTGGCCGCTTTCTTCTCAGTCTCACTGGCGAGAATCATTCCATCCAGTTTATTGTTGGACTTCAACCAAAGCGGAATCAACACATCTACAAACACGGACTTCGCGTGCTCGCGTGCCCACTCCAGCGCAGCCATGATATTGTCGCTTCTGAGTATTTCATTAGCGGCCTTTATATGGAACCAACCAAAGTCACTGTCGATGTAATGACCGAAGTAATACCGGCAGTATTCCGGAAAGTTTTCAACCTTCAAAAGTCGCTCAATGCGTGCTTTCTTTTGGGCATGAGTTTCATCCTGTACGGATTTCTTTTGCGAACGTATGCGTTCGCATAGCTCCAGCCACTCGCTGTAAATCTTATCATCTACTTTACTCATAACTGGCTACGCTTGACATTTAAAAAGTCATCAGCAAGCGGAAGGAATTGCTTAGCGAGTGAAAGATTATTCAATTGCAAATACTCGGTAAGTTCCTTTACCAGATTGGCAACGGTGGCCCACTCCAGTTGCTTGCTCTTGATGGTGGTGAATAATTTTTGCAGCGCATCAATGTCTCCTTTGTCCAGGAGAGGAAGGTCATCAACCTCTTTGTCATCAAACTTCTGTTGATACTTTTCGGTGCGCATCTTTAGTGCGGTGGTCTGGTAGTTGATCAGTACCCATACGTCTTCCTCAGCATTGTCGCGGGTCATGTTCTTTTTCGAACGCTTCTCCTGCCACTTGAATTTGTCTTTCCAAACTCCAATAGATCGCTCTGAGGTTTTGAGCACACGGGCAATGTCTTTTTGCTCCCAGCCGATAACATACATGTCGAAAGCGGCTTTCTGTTTTTCATTCATGATCCAAAAATGGACTGTAAGCAGCCGCAAAAAAAGGCATGATTCATTCCAAGTAATGATTGGTGTTACCTCACCTGTTTTATTAAAGACCTCAAGTGAAGCATCATTTTTTTTCGCCTGAAAGTGCTTCCATTTTTGAATCCACTTACGGGAAGAACCCAAACGAAAAACAAAATGAGTTTCTAATGTTCGAAGTCCGCGCACAAGCACAAGGCAAATTTGAAGTCAACTTGTATGGCTCCATCTCTCAATGGGAGAAGGCCAACGCGACAGACTTTAAGAATGCATTGAACAGTGCGATCAACAGCGGAGCAAAAGAAATCACTCTGCCTACGCATAGCGGAGGTGGCAGCATCTACGAAGGCATTGCAATGGGCAATGTGATCAAAGAGGCACGCGCCAAAGGAGTGAAAGTGATTTGCCGTGTTGACGGACTCTGTGCATCAATGGCTGGAGTAATAAGCGCGACTTGTGATGAGACGCATGTTGCCAAGAACATCCGCATGATGGTGCATGAAGGTACCATTGAAGTAAGAGGCTCAGCAAAAACACTACGGAAGGGAGCTGATCACATGGACGGCCTCAACGATGACATTGCCGAAATCTTATCTGGTAAAACAGGTAAGACCAAAGAATGGATCAAAGAGAACTGGCTCAACGGAACTGACATTTGGTTCACTGCTCAACAAGCTGTTGATGCAAAGTTGGCTGATCGGGTTATCGAACCAAAAGTTTTAAACCTTCCTCCATTATCTGGCACTGCTGACTGGACTCAGGCAGCTGCATCCTACGACACATTTTTTAAAACAGACGATAAAATGAAAGAACAACTTATTGCGCAATTAGGCTTACCTGCCACTGCCACTGAAGCAGAGATTACTGCTGCCATTGAAGCTTTGAAGAACAAGCCTGCTGCACCTGCCGCTGCTGCACCCGCTGCCGCTGCGCCTGCTGCCCCAGCTGTTGATGCTGAAAAAACGAAAGTAGTTGATGCTTTCATGAAGATCGCTGCTGAACGTGGTGTGACTGATGCCAAGCAATTGGAATCACTGAAACTGGTTGCAGGAATGAACATGAGTGCAGCTTTTGATTTGTTGCCAAAAGCAACCCCTGAAGATGCATTGCGATTGAGTGATGTGATCGCACAATTGAAAGGTGGCTCAGGTGCTGGTGTACCTGCTGACCGTGCCAACTGGACATTCAATGACTGGGCAGATAAAGACCCTGAAGGATTTGGAAAGATGTTGGACACCAATCCTAAAAAGTACAAGGAGCTGTTCAAGGCGGAGCATGGCTTCGAGCCGACTGATGCTGACTTAACAGGAGTTTAAGCGAGCACTGAGTAAGTAATTGACGGAAGAAATTTTTAACAAAACGAAATAGAAAAATATCATGGAAAAATCCAGATGGCCTTTCGGTGCGGTTGATGCACCAGCTACCATTGCAAGTGGCGCGGGTACTGTTGCCATTCTCACAAGAGAAGGTAATTCAGGTATCGATAATCAATATCACATCGCAAAGCTTTCGCTTACGGGCAACGTAACGCTGAACGCTGCGCTTGACAGTGAATTGAAAGCAGGAGCAATCCTTGAACTGTGGATTACCTGCGATGGTACGATCAGAACGGTAACGCTTGGCACTGGCTTTAACAACGCCACTGTATTGAGCGGTGTGGCTTCGAAGACAGTAAAAGTTCTCTTCACGTTTGACGGAACTTCTTTCTCACAAATGGCTCCACAAATTCAAATCAATTAATCGAACCCATTTTTAAGAGGCGCACACTGTTGCGCCTCTACACAAATAAGAACCCATTTTTTAAACTGAAAAAAAGTCATGGCAAACGAAGCTCTCAAAGTCTTAATTACCAGCGATGTTCAAAAGGCGTTGTTCCCGGACAACTCTTTTTATAATGGATGCCAAACTGATGCAGCTGGTATCGATGCTGAAACGGTCACCATCCCACAGGATGAGACTGGCACCGCTCCCGTGTTGGTAAACCCAACCAAGCTGCCGCTTGAAACATTCATGGAAGAGGACACCAAGAAGGTGTACAATGCGGACTTCCTGATCACTCAACCGCAACCCATCAGCTGGAACAATAAGTTGCTGACGAGCTATGACAAACGTGCAGCCAAGCTGTACAAGCATACGAACTCGCTGTTGACTTCATTGGCTGACCGTATCATGTATGGATGGGCTCCAACCGTAGCTGGCAACATCAAGTCGGCAACTGGGGTGGCCACCCGCGCTGCCACTGCACCTGGTGCAACGGGCACACGTAAGATCACGATTGAACAGGATTACATTAACCTGATGACGTTGTTCAACGGATGGAATATTCCTGTTGACGGTAGAAGGCTTGCTATCCCTCCACAATTTCTGGAAGATGTACTGGCCATCAAGAAAACATACGGCTCTGGTACCGACAGCAATAATGCGTTGTTCGCTGGCCCGCTTAGCCCTGGTGCGATCACCAAGATTTTCACGTTCGAAGTCTTTTTGAGAAGCCGCACAACTGCCTTCTCGAATGGTGGTGTGAAGAGACCTGTTGGCTCAGCTGGTGCAACCACTGACTTCATCGGTGCGGTTGCTTACCATCCACAGTTTGTGCGCTACATCAAAGGAGCACCAGCAGTGTTCATGGATGCTTACGAGCGTCCTGAGTATGCAGGTGGCCAAGGATTGAACGTAGCCATCCGCGGTGGAGGCACTCAATCACGCAACTCGCAGATTGGCGTAGCCGCTCTGATCGAAGCTTAAGAACCTGGTAACCATTTTTTCCGGAGGGGCATGCGCTGTAACGCAGACCCTCCGGGATTACCAAAAAAGAATGTGAAAGCAATGAGTCACATAGCTGATAACGCATCTGGCATCTTCGGAGGTGCTGTAGGAACCGTACTGGGAAGCGCACTTGGAATGATCACCGTCAACAATCTGATTGAAACAGCAGTGTTGGCATTTGTGGGAGCGGTGATCGGATTTTTTACAAACAAGCTTTTAAAGTGGATTAGCAAAAAATGACCAGAGCAGAATTCATTAATCAGTTTGCACCCATCGTAAAGAAGGTATCAGTCGGAACGGGCTTGTTCGCTTCCTTATTCATGGCTCAGGCTATTCTTGAATCAAGCGACAAGAACGGTGTACCAGGCGCATCCTCACTGGCTGTCAAGCACAACAACTTCTTTGGGATAAAAGCACAGAAGAATGATGGATGGACAGGAAAAGTGGTGATGAAGAAAACACGCGAGGTGATCAAAGGCAAGGATGTTATGGTGGATGCACCATTTCGTGTCTATGATAATGCAGAGCAATCATTCATTGATCGGGTTGCATTCCTGAAGAGGAATAAGAACTACGCAAAGGCCGGAGTGTTTACTGCGTCAACACCAGGTAAACAGGCTGAAGCCTTGGAAACGGCTGGTTACGCAACTGATCCAAACTATGCAGAGATGCTGATTGCGATGATCAGCAAATACAATTTGACAACACTCGACTTAAAATAAATCACTTAACCCCCAATCAAATGCGACCTAGTAAAATTCTATTGAGCCTAACCCTGCTGTTGTTTGCGGTTAGCTACGTGAGCGCGCATCCCGCTGACAAACCGGATGTGAAAGTAAAAATTGAAGTGGCCTACATGCCGCAGGCTGTTGTTCTATCAGTAGATGGAGTAATGGTGCACAGTGAAGTATCAATCCTTGGGATATCCAGTGCGTCTGGCTTTACTCCATTCGTAGTGGTTGTTGGTGGTAAACATTTTTTGCCGGCACCGGATTACCCATATACTACGCAGCTATATGGTGTAATTACTAAGCATGATTTGGAAGTCAACCCGATTGATCTAAAACCAGATTTAACGGCACGACTAAAGTTTCATTACGCCAAATACAATCGAGACGGACACATTGGATTCACTCACAAGTTGCCGCCAAAAATATTCTACAAGGGTGATAGTCGATGCGCTTCTTAGTTGCATCGATCCCAACAAAAGGAGGCCACAAGTAATTGTGGCCTCAACATCGCGCGGTGGAGCAGTTGGTAGCTCGCTAGGCTCATAACCTAGAGGTCGCGGGTTCGAGTCCCGCCCTCGCAACAAAATTTAAAGACCATGCACTACAGAAACGGAAAAGAAGCAAAGAACGGTGACAAGATTGTTCAGCTTGGACTAAATGGAGAGATAACTGCGGTGGGCGTTTTACACAGCGCAGTGCCAGGCAATGATTATTGCAACGGCTATATCGCACCAACACAACAACCAGTAACAACTGCATGTTTGTGTGATTGTATCACTGTAGAAGACCTGACGGAAATCCTGAAAGAAAAAGGATTGGATAAAAGACCTGATGGTAAATAAACATTTCATCCATGACACGCAAACTCGCATTAGGCTTACTCGCATTATCATTCCTTTCCCTCCTGTTGCTGGTGGTTGGGTGTAGTCGAAAGACTGCGCCCTCCACCTCAATAGAGTACAGTAAGGAGGATAGCGTGCACGCGGAGATAAAACACCGTGATGTGCCGGTGCCTGTGCCTGGTGAGACGGTTGTTGTTCATGATACGATTGATTGCGACAAGCTAACCAACAAGCCGAAGGAGGAGCATATCAAAGCGAAGAGCGGAAAAGCTTTCGTGGATGTGAATATCCATAAGGATGGAAGCATAACGGCCTCCGGAGGATGCGATAGTCTTACCGCAGTTATTCAAGCCAAGGACAGCATCATTGCGCATTACCAAACAATCATCAAAAGTAAAACGGAAGTTAAGGTTGAGACCGAATACATCAACCACTGGTACGATCCTTATTGTCGCGGGCTGGCGCTAATCATTTTGATAGCAATTGCCCTGTACATACTACACACATTTCTAAAAATTAAAAACCTCATCTGATGGATCAGCAATTAAAAAAAATAGCTCAAGACATGTTCAACGCCAACCCAACGGTTGAAATGTTTCTTGTTTCGAGTGACAATCAATTTTGGATTCCTGATGGAACCAATGCGGCACAGTCGCACCAGGCGCAACTGAATCGTCCCACTGAGGCAAACACTCAGTTGCTCAGAATCAGCAAGGACATGGCTTTTGCTGAAGACAAGGAAGAAGAAGGAGCGGATTCGGATATCCCAACTGAGAAAAGCACGGTGAAAGAACTAGCTGCTTACCTCACAGAGAAGGGTGTGGAGCTTACTGGAAAAGAAAAGAAGCCCGATCTATTGGCAAAACTCGCTGAGCTTTCAAAGCCTGCGGATGTGACTGTACCAGATGCCAATAGCATGGACGAAGTGATTGTTGAGTTCCTGATAAGCAAAGGTGTTGAAGCTGATGTTGCTGAAGGCAAAGAAGCACTGTTGGCCAAGTTGTCGGAAGTGACAAAGCCACAGGAATAAGAAGTAATTGATTTTAAAATTTTAACGATACAGATTCATGGCAGCTCCTAAAGTAGATATTCAAATTCAGAATGGCGGTTTGCAAAGCACTGTTGGCACAGATGACCAGGTTGCTGGCCTCATCCTCATGTCAACTGCTGCGCCTGTTGGTTTGGCATTTCTTGCGCCAAAGCAAATCTTCAGCGTGGCCGATGCTGTTGCGCTCGGAATTACTGCTGCCTATGACACCGCTCAAACAACGAACTGCTATAAGCAGATAAGCGACTTCTATGCGCAGGCTGGAAGTGGCCGTGAGCTTTGGATTATGATCATGCTCAATACCACGCTGATGACGACCGCGCTTGATGTTGCCTCTACAACGATGGCTTATGCGCTTATCAATGGAGCAGGCGGAAGAATCAAAGTGTTGGGAATTAGTCGGAAGCCAAACAGTGGCTATACACCCGCCTCTTATGTTGGACAGTTGGATGTTGATGTTAGCAACGCACAGATCAAGGCTCAGGCATTGGGTGATTTTTTCGCAGGTGTTTACAAGCCGTTCCGCGTGTTGATTGATGGCCGAGACTTCCAAGGAACTCTTGCTTCATTGACGAATCAGCGTGCCAGCACGTACAACCGTGTGAGCATTGTGTTGGGTGCCGATACTGTGAGTACGAAAGAAAGTATGGTTGGCCGTGCGCTCGGTCGCCTGGCTAAACTGCCAGTGCAGCGAAACATTGGCCGTGTGAAAGATGGAGATATTGGAGTAAGCGCAGCTTTCTTCAATGGACCAACGCTGTTAACTGACATCAAGGACATTGCAGCTGCATCCATCGATGCGGTGAATGACTTAGGATATATTTTTCCTCGCAAGATTCAAGGTCTTAATGGATACTTCTTCAATGATGATCCGACCTGCGTACCCTTGACAGATGACTTCTGCCAGCTGGGACGCGGGCGCATCATTGATAAGGCATCGCTAGTGGCTTATACCACTTACGTGAACGAGTTGCTCGATGACCTTGACGTTGACGCAACTGGCAAGATTGCACCAGGTGTGGCCAAGTACTATCAGGGAAGACTGGAGACCGCTCTGCGTAATGCATTGCTCGGAGGCATTTATGGTGCCGAGGTGAGCAGCGTGAAAGTAGTGGTTGATCCAAATCAAAATATCATCACCACGAACAAAGTGGTTGTGAATGTTTTCATTCAGCCAAAAGCTTACAGCAAAACAATTCAGGTGAACCTTGGACTGTCCGCTGTAACCGGATAATATCTGATTAGAGATTGATTAACGAATTTAAAAATAGAAGGCAATGACATTCAACAGCGAAGAATACGGTTTTAACGACATCACAGTAGTCATGCTCGGTCGCCCTGTTATCACCTTGCGCAGAGTGCGCTACAAAGTGATGCAGCAAAAGGATAACATCTATGGCAAGGGCAAGCTGCCCATTGCTCGTGGTCGCGGACAGGTAACGTTTGAGGGTAACATATCCTTACTGCACTCTGATCTTCGCGCATTGCTTACTTCAGTAGGTGGTGGAGACAACGTGCTTGCCATTAAGCCATTTGATATTATCATCAACTACGGACCCGCTGTTGGTCTTCAAAGCACTGACATATTGAAGTACGTGGAATTCACCGAGCAGGAGATTGATGTAAAGCAAGGTGACATGTTCACAGAAGTGGATATGCCAATCATCATCGGTGATATACAGTTCAACGTATAGCCCGCCCCAGCAACTAACCAACCAGCAATAAGATGAAAGCAGCAACAGAGAAGCAAATTAAGGAATGGAAGGAGAAGCATGGAAACGTTTACATGCTCGAAAGCAGCACCAAAAAAAGCTGTATAGTATTTGATCCCATGAGCAGCTTCAAAATTATGAAGCAGCTGATGATGGCCCGGAGAAAGAGCAAGGCTGCACAAGTGGATGCATTGCTCGCCAACTGCTGGCTGTTTGGTGATGAGAGCCTGAAGGAGGACGAACCTTTCAAGCTTGGCATTGAGGATGAGGTTGACCAGTTGTTTGACATACCAGAATACTCGCTCGATGATATTCCCGAAGGAATTGAAATCAAAATAGAGGACTTGAAACTGAGAGTTAAAAAGGCCAGCCGTGGCGATGTAAGTTTTGCGGAGGCTCGTAACAGCGACAACAAGCCTCTCACCACACAGGAGTTTCTATTGGAGCGCATTGCACTCGATACTGCCCAGCTCGATGCCTTGAAGAAAAGCAACAGGCATTACATGAGCGCACTTCTGGCGGTCAGTGAGTTGAAGGATAAAGTATTTGTAGCAGTAAAAAAGCTATAAAGGATTCTGAAATAACAGAATCCGACTACCTCCGAAAGATGACGGCCCTTGTTGAGTTCTACGGGCATTGCAATGCCGATGAGCTCACCGATGAAGAGTTTGCCATTAAGTTCAATAATATCAAGTGGGTGCGTGACCAGGAGCGGGCCAGAGGCCAACTGGATATAGCGAAACTCCTATCGATGTGATTCAATGAAGATTTACGAATACATAGTTAGAATGAAAGACCAGGCGAGTGACAAACTCAATCGCCTGGCTTCTAATTTTAATCAAACCGGATCGAAGGCGGACAGGCTGAGCGGTGCAACGGACAGACTCGGCAACAAGCTTGGTGGTGTAGGTGGCAACGCAACCAAGGCAAACAATCAATTCAATCAACTCAATAGTCAGTGGAGCAATAGCCTGAACCTCGGCAACATGCTCACGCGTGTAGTAGGCCCAGCTGTGCTGGGAGCTGCTCTACTGTTCGGTGCTCAGAAAGCAAGTGCGCTATCGCGCGAGCTGGAGCAAACCAATATCACTTT